TGGACGGCCGACACCGCTATGGAAGTTGGCGACATCGTTGTCCCCACGGCCGGCAAGGAGAACGGTTTCCGTTATGAGTGCACCGCAGCAGCAGGCGATAAGAAGACCCACGCCACCACTGAGCCCACCTGGCCCACTACCGAGGGCGAGACCGTGGTTGACGACCAGGTCACATGGACCTGCCGCTACGGCAACCACCTTGGCATGGCCGTCAACGGCGCCACCCTCTCCCTGGCTAAGATGGACCAGCTAATCGACCTCGTTCGGGGCGGCAAGCCTGATTTGCTCTTAATGAGCCGCCGGTCCCGCAGGAAGCTCGCAGCGCTGGCCCGAGCCGCTGGATCCAACCTGCAGGTCGGCCAGGGCAAGCTCGGCGAGTTCGTCGAGCTCTACAACGGCATCGCCGTCGCCATCTCCGACTGGGTCAAGGACAACTACACCGTGGGCTCTTCCACCGATTGCTCGGCCATCTTCGCCTTCCAGATAGGAGAGGGCGCCGTCTGCGGCCTTACCAGCCCCGAGGTGATCCAGGTCGAGCGCCTCGGCTCCCTGGAGACCAAGGACGCTGCCCGGACCAGGGTCAAGTGGTATGTGTCCCTGGCCAACTTTTCCATCGTCAAGGCCGCCATGCTCACAGGAGTGAGAGACTAATGACTAAGCCAGGGTCCACGACACTCCCCCTGGCGTTCACTTTTTCACCTCCTTTCCATTCGAGGTGGGAGGGGGAAGGCCAAGCCCCCTCCCACCCTACTGACTCCTGTCTACTGACTACTAACGAGGTGATGACATGAACTTAACTGAAATGCGAGCCCGGGTCCGTGAGGACCTCCAGGACACGGATTCCGAAAACTACCGCTGGACGGACGACGAGGTCGACGGCGCCGTTGACAGGGTAGTCACGGAATACTCCCTCCACGCCCCCATCGAGCAGCAGGACGATATCGCCACCACCGACGGCGATACTGAGCTCGATATCTCCAGCCTATCGGGCTTGCTCGGCGTCAAGTCCGTGGAGTTCCCGATCGGCCAGAGCCCTAAATATCTCCAGAGGACCGAGTACTGGGCCGGCCACCTTTACATGGAGGACGAAGGCAACGGCAACGACGCCCGGGTAAAGTGGCTTAAGAGACACACCCTGGACGCCAGCTCCACCACCATTCCAACAGAGCACGAGGAGATTATGGTCCTCGGCGCCACAGGCTACTTAGCCATGTCAGCCTCGGCCTACACAGTGGACAGGGCCAGCATCGCCGGCCGGCACGCCACCATCAACTACAAGGCCTGGGGTAAGGAGCGGCTTGACCGCTACGACAAGAGGCTCAAAGCCATCGCCCGCACCTCTAAAGCCATCCCTCATGAGCTCTACACCGATGAGTAAACCAAAGTTCCCCCCTTAAGATAAGAGGGGCCAGGGGAGTTATGCTAGAAATCGGCATCCTCAAGAACTTCGACGGCGGTACCTACAAGGCCGGCGTCCAGCTCGCAGGGTCCTTGACTACTTATTTCGACGACGTCAACGTCGCCCGCAACATCGCTTCAGGCGAGATGATAACCGGCCGCCATGTCATCCTGGCCGTCCCGGGGGTAAATCCCAGGGACGCCGTAGTCATCGCTGTATTTACCCCATGACGAAGACCCCGATAGAGTCGGGAAGGAGGAAATATGAGCAAAGTCAAAGAAGCACTCGAAAAGGAAAAGACCAAAGAGGGACTCCCCAAAGAGGCCTTCGCCATCGTCGGCGACCTCCATGATCCTGAGACCTGGAAGCTTCCCCACCATACCAAAGCCATCTTTAGAGCTCTCCAGGGCCGCCTCGATATCGAGCCGAAGATCCCGACCCAGTCGGGGAAGACCGTGGACTGGGACCGCATGCCGGCTGCCGTCGCCGCCCTCAGCCCTGGCGGTTACCGCGGGGAGAGGGTCCGTGCCTCCGGGGAGGACATCATCAAAGCCGCCCGGCATTTAGCCAGGCATTATGAAAAGGCCGGGAGGTCCGTCCCCGACACCCTGGGCGTCCTGATTTAAAATAGTCAAGGAACGTAGGCTTTGAGTATAAAGAGTCGCAAAAAGAGAAACAGGGGCTTTCTTGAGCCTCTCAGTGCCCTCCCACCATCCCCCGATTGTATCGGGGCTCGAAGGATAAGGAGTGAACATGGCACAACAACCGAATAAGTCAAGTCCGACCCTGGTGGAGGTTTTCACCGAGTTCTTCCGGGCTGCCACCAGGCCCGCTGTCACCATCATCTTTGCCGCCGTCATCGCCCAGGTCGTCATTGACGGGATCGATGCCCCCCAGTGGTTCCTGGGCTTAGCCAGCGGCTGTATCCTCTGGTGGTTCGGCGATAGGACGGTGCAGCACATCAAGACGAAGACCCCGATCCCATCGGGGACGAAGACCCCGACTCTGTCGGGGGAGAAGAAAGGAGGCACCAATGCCCAAACATAATGGAACAGGCCCACCTATAGGAGCCAGAGGCCCCAGGGATGGCCGTGGTGGCGGCAACCCCGGCAGACCCGGGCCAGGCTCAGGCGCTAAAAGTGGTGGACAAAAAGGCACATGCAAGTGAAACAACCAAATCCCCCTCTTAAGATAAGAGGGGCCAGGGGAGTTATGAAAGACAAGAAGGAGCAGAGCTAATGGACTTCCTGAAAGGCATCAAGCCTTCCACCTTCCTGAGCACCCACGAGGAGTGGCACGCCTTTGTGGAAGGCTTCTGTGAGGTCCTTTGCCCCTGGCCAGCGAAGCATAAACTCTCCGGACAATTACTAGATGACTTGAAGGGAGACCATCATTACTACGCCTTCGGCCGGGCCACGGGCGTCATCGCCTGGCTCGTCATCGCTAAAATCATCCAGGAGGTTTTTTTCTAACCAAAAATGTAGTGCCCCGATTTCATCGGGGTGCCATGAACAGGAGGCAATATGGCCAAATCAGGACTCAGACACATAGACGTCGGCCCCGAGCTCACCAAGACGGAGTGGGAGAACGAGGAGACCCACGAGCTCATGCACGGCACGGAGTTTCCCGCTTCCCCCGCCGAACGCCAGCTCTTCTATCGGGACAACGAGCACAAGTGGTATATCTATGACGGCACGGGCTGGGTCAGCCTCCAGGGTGGTGGGGGCATGGAAGCTCACGGCAACGAGTATCACGACCCCGACTTTGAGGAGGAGGGGGTGGCTGCTTCCCTGGTAGAGACTCACCGCACCACCGAGACACATACCCAGCCCCAGCCTCCAGCCGAGCACGGCAACGAGAAGCACGACCCCGACTTTGAGCAGGAAGGTGTCGCCGCTTCCCTGGTAGAGACTCACCGCACCACCGAGACACATACCCAGCCCCAGCCTCCAGCCGAGCACGGTAATGAGAAGCACGACCCCGACTTTGAGGAAGAAGGGGTGGCTGCCGCCCAGATTACCACCCACGCCGCCTTATCCACCAATGTTCACGGCATCCAGGACGTCCCCTTATTCTCAGCTGAGGCAAAGACCTACTACATAGACGCCGTGAGCGGAGACGATGGCAATGGCGGAGAGTCTTCTGGTGACGCCTTCAAGACCTGGGCTAAAGCCGAGACCATGATACCTGTGTTTATCATGCACGATTATGAAGTAATCACCCTGGGGAATTTGCCAGAGGATATTATTCTGGAAGGGAGAACCACCATATCAGGAGGAAGCCTGTCAATTAAGGGGGACAAAGAGACAACTCCTTACTATACAGTTAATAAAATTGATGTACTTTCTTGTTTTGGGGACATACGAATTCAGTATTTCCGCACTACCGTAAACCGCACCTTCGTCGGTTATTCCATGCTACCACGTCTAGATGGCGTTCGATTTATCCACCATGATGCCTCTTCAGCTCGTGCGTTCGACTTAGAAGCATGTATTATGGGCCTGCGGGACTGCAATGTAGGAACGAACAAAGCTCAAGATGGCATTTTCGCTACCAATTGCCGTCTGGTCAGCCACGATAACAGCGGTAATGCTACCAGGTATGGTTTGTATGCAAATAATAGTGCAGTAATAGCCAAGCGGATCGGTCAGCCTACAGGTACAACAGCCAACGAATACACTACCTTTGGAGGTGTAATCCGATGATGAAACAACTATGGATAAATTCAAAACCACATGCAGACGATGAAGGTATCATATTTGAAGTTGAAAGAATCGAGTTCAACGACGACGAAATTATCGGCTACATCGGCCCGATAGGATCGGGGGAAGTTTTTGCCTTGCGGGGACTTCACCCCGATAGAAACACCTATGAAGTCAAAGACGAGAAAGGCGAGCAGGTCGCCCCCGATAAATCAGAACTCGACCAGCTCAAAGCCCGGGTCTCCACCCTGGAGGAAGCAAGCCTTGAAAGCTGAAACATGAAAACCTTAACACCCACCCTACTCGCCGCTCAGAAGAAACCCCACCGCCTCCCCTACGTCGAGGCCGAAATCAGGGACTTCGAGCAGGGTATCAAGAGGCTCGCCTGGCAAAGGCTTTACCAGGGCACCGAGCCCGACAGCCATCACGGCATCGCCTTCGACGGCCAGGGGAACATGCATCGCATCCGGGCCGAGGGCAACGACCTCTATTACCAGAAGCAGGGATTACCATTCGCTACCCCCTTTCCTTATACCTTCCCCATCGAGCTGTGCCAGCCCCCCGAGTTCGACACCTGGACTAAAATCGCTACCGACTGCGCCGGTCCCTGCGCTATCGCCGCTTATGGAGCCAAGGTTTACATCTTTTACAGAACAACGGGTAATGTAATATGGAAATACTACTCCCATGATTATGGCCAGACCTGGGATGACGCCCAGTTCGTAAGTTACGCCGATATCCTCTCCCTGGCAGCCTGCTGGTGGGGCACTGGCAACATTGTCGTCTGCTTCGCCCTTAAGTCCAACGAGCTAAACGGAATCGTCCTCGATAGCTCCGACCAGTCAACCAGCCAGCATATCGAGCAGTTTCACGGCGCCGCCACTCACATATTTCTGAACACCTACGGCATCGGGGCTACTTATAATCCCTTCTGGCCTCAGTGTGAGATCGTCCTTGCCTCTAAAGAGTCCACTACTCCCTATAATCACTACGACCTCTGGCGCACCTGGTTCTCTGATACCTACCATTTTGGCGCTCTCGAGAGCTTCCTTATGTCCCCGGACGGAGAGGATATCACCTATGAATACCCCGACTGCCACCTGCCCGCCAACGCCCAGGGCTACGAGACCAACCGCATCGTCGCCGTCGAGAAATATGCCGGCATCGCCCCCTATAACCGTCCTTTGACCTGTCACGTGGTCAAGGGCACATACTGGAATGACACAGCCTTCACCGAGCCTAAACCTTTCCTGGACATCAGCTCGAATTACGGCTTGAGGCTCCAGAGCACCGCCGGCTATTGGTGGCTTTCCCGGCCCGATGGAGTCTGGAGAGCACCCCGCCCCGCCGACTCGCCCCTCGATATCTCAAAGGACATTGTTTCCTTTACTCTGCGCACCCATGCCGTGGCCAGTGCCGAGCTCGCATCAGGGCCCGGCACTCTGTTGATAGAGCTGGACAACTCCAAAGGTCAGTACGCCAGCCCCGGCCAGGGGGAGCTCGCTTCACTTCGCTTTCGCGCCGAATTGGAGCTCCGCCTCGGATACCGCACCCCCGCCGGCGCTGAAGCCGTCGATGCTGGCGTGTTCTGGATTGACTCCTGGGAGTACCGGTCCGTGTCATTACGCGGTGAAAGCCGAAGCAATCTCAGCACCCTCACCCTCTATTGCCTGGACGGCTGGTCCCTGGCCAACCGTTGGACGCCCCGCTATCAGATGACGTGGAACCAGCCCGGGACAACCCCTCGTAGCGTGTGGGAGATTCTTTACGTCATCCTTGCCAGGATAGGAATCAGGCTATCAACCACCCCCCCCTCAGCCCCGCTCCGACTTCCTGGATAACTTTTACCCCGAGTTTACTCTTTTACCAGGGCACAGGGGGGACACCGCCATCAGGAGGCTCTTAGCCTTCGTCTCCGATATGCTCGTATTCCGGGGGCAGGAGGCTTTCACCAAAGACCCCCGGGATACCGAAATCGCCTGCTACACTTATGATGTCATTGCCAGCGGAGCGTGGCAATCTCACCCTATTCTAGCCGGCAGGTATGCCGACGCCGTGTCCACGTCCTGGACCCGGGCCATCGGGCGGGACGAGTATGACGAGAGGATAGTCGCCGACGCCTTCGATTGGGAGAAGCTTCAGCTCTTCGACTATCTCTCCGCCTTTTACGATTCCAACCTTGACACCGCCGCCCTGGCCCAGGAGAGGGCCGAAGCAATCCTCCGCCAAATGTCATTACAAGCGAAGCGCGGTAATCTCACCGTCCTCAACAACGTCGGCCAGGAGCTCCTCGATGTCGTCGAGGTCACCGACGAGCGCTGCGGCATCTCGGAGGAGAAGTATCGGGTCCAGGTTATCCAGACCCACTACGACCGCCGCCAAGGAATTTACACTCAGCGTCTGGCGCTCTGTGCCCCATGACAAATTATTGGGAATGTTTAGTAGTGTCATTCTAGTGAGTCCAAATTAATTTGGATGATGAAGAGTCTCGGAGATTCTTCGCGGAGCCTGTCCTGAGCGGCACAGGATTCTTCGGTAGTGGGTCAATTTGAGAATGGTAAAAATCTTTAAACTATCCTGAAACGAAGAGTGGCTTGACAAATAGTGAAGTCGTGGTATAATGAAAGCAGTTATCACTATGAAAAGAGGCGACGTAGGGTTTTGTCCCTACGAAGTCTCTTTTCGGTTATATATGTCTCTCATGATATCATCTAAGTAGAATATACGTATTTTAGCATGTAGTTTTCTAAGCAGATAGGAACATCCACCTCTACTACAAGCTACTAGGCATTCTAGTTTACCCTTATCGTGTAGGTATTCGACTAAACAAGCATAATCACCGTCGCTTGCTATTATTACTGCCTTTGCATAGTTTTCGTAATCCACCATAGACTGAAATGTCAGATTTACGTCTACGTTACCTTTAATTTCATTTCCGTGCGTAGCTACTTCCTTAAATTTCAATTCATATCCTTGTCTTCTTAAGTCGTCATATAAACTCTTGGATTCCGGGACATAACCAATAAAATAATGGGCAACCTTAACAGCATGTTTTTCCGTAAGATGAACTCGGAATTCATTCAAGTCCAATTTTACCTCAAGCGCTTCAACTTCTTTTTCAAGTGCTTGGAGTGATTTGTAAAAGTTCTGACCATCAATGAAGGCATAATTCGCTGGCACTTCATG